ATTGCTGTTTTCCTCTATCTGCACACACGGAAACTTTTTGACGTTGCTGTCATTGATTTCACCAGTGACGAAAATGCCGGGAACTTGCTTTCGCAGTTCCTTAGCAACAGCCGTGAAGATAGAATTGAAATAATCGATCAACTATTCCAAACCTCCCTCCACGTTGCTTCGACTTGAGAAGCCATTTCCTCAACAGCTCCCCACATAGCCATAGCTGGCTCGTTGCCATCGGTGTAATTCAACTGGCCTTTACCATCTACCTGTTTGACAGGCGTACCGGCATTGCCAGATTCTCCGTAGTAGTACCACCTGCGGTTTGCGCCTTGCCCTTTTCCGTATGAGCCGTGTGCACCAACACCGGGCGGTAGTTCACCGCCATACCCGTTGTGATGTGCGCCAGTGCCAAATTCGATAAAGGCAACTGCTTTGCCCTCTGCAACGATGGTGCAAGTCTTGTCTTTTTGGTTGACATGACATTTCACGTCATTGGAGCCAGCGTATTCCGCATTAGCGAAACGCACCTTTGCGACTTCAAACCCCAACCACGAAAGACGAAAAGCAAGCGCTCTAGCCTTTCTGTTCAGGGTGGTCTTGTACTCCTGTATCTGACGTTCCGCATCACGAAGTCCGGCATCGCTCAGCCTCACTTTAATTTTCATTTGTAGCCACCTCTTTCAGCGCATACAGCGTATCCGTGATATGCTCTGCGACCTTGACCACAATGTAATTGAAGGGCTTTGAAACGTCCGTCTGAAACCAGACGTGCGTACCTTCATAAAGCGGTGTGTTGTGCTTTTTGCTGGACGAGCTGACAACGTAACTGTAATCCGTGAACGCTCCAAAAGGGTTTGCTTCCGCAGAACCAGTAGGAGGGCTGACATTCAGCATCAGCTTTGCAGGCTCGCTCCACGATTCGTATGCGGATTCACCGGTCTCGTTTCCCCACTCGTCCACAACAGGCGTTTTCTCGCCAACCGGGTTTGAATACCACAGCGGGCGTTTATCCAGCGGGCTACCATTGAACATCAGCCGATAACACCTACTCTCGGAACTACTTCATTCAGCAGGGACTGCGCCACATCGGAGCTTTCCCACACACGAGTAATGCCGTTGTTGGTATAGCTCGTCTGTCCGTTCGCGCCGATGTGGTTATACAGTTCCGCTGCAATGCGTATCTGCAACGACTGATACTGCAAGGGCAACTCGTCCGGTCTGTTGCCGAAAGGGTAGCCCTGTGCAAATATCTTGTCTTTGGCAAAATCAAGCAGCAGGTCGAAGAGTGGGTAGTCCTCGTCCGTGATTTCACGGTCAAGTGCAGGGGTAATGTACTGTCCCAGCTTGACTGCCGCTTCGGAATACTGGTCTCCCATGCTGCTTTCCTCCTTTCGCCTTAATAAGCCTTGATGCAGTACACAGCGTCCATGCGTTCAAAGGACGGCAGGACAATTTCAGAAGCATAGACGTTGGCGTTGACCGGGTGAACGGTCAGCTCGGTGGTAATGGCAACGCCGGTGTTCACGATGGACACGGATGCGCCAGACTGACCAGACAGCAGGTCGGCTTCTTCAGGAGTAGTGCCGTACCAAGTGCTGCCCAGAGCGCCAGAAGGAGCAACCACAACCATGCCATCGGGCAGATACTTCTCGCTTGCACTGTACTGGTCTGCCTTGAACATCTTGTCATACAGATGGATGGTCAGCCCAGTTGCGGACTCGATAATCTGCCGTGCTTCGGCGTCCAGCAGAACGGCGTTCGCCTTTGCGGTGACGGTCATAAACCGATTCTTCACCTCGTCCGCAGCAATCATGTTGCGGAAGGTGGCGGTGTTCATGTACACCTCAGTCACAACCTCGCCAACGCTTGCCAGAACAGCATCCTTTGCAGCGTTCAGGTCAGCAATGGGGGTGGCGGTGGCGACGTTCCACTTGGACTTTGCGACAGAGACTTCCTTGTAGTTGGTGGACTTCCAAGTGCCGTCCGGGTCGTAGTTGTAGGTGTAGTTCACGCCGTTTGCCTTGATGGTGATGCCCGGAACGCCATTGGCGGGAGCCAGCAGCTGCCAGATCATGCGCTCAGGAACGATACGAGCGCCAGTGATAAGCTGTGCGGTGTCATCGTACAGACGGTTCATCACATCACGGGCATAGGGGTCGTTGCTGTCCAGAACACGCAGGATTTCCTGACGGTCTTTCTCGCCCAGATGGTAGCCCTCACGGAAGAACGGCATCTCGGTCTCATCGAACTTGAAGCCCTCACGGGTGCGGAACGTAGCCTTTGCGTCAAATGCGCTGGGCATCAGGGAAACGCCAACGCCCTTGTGACCACGCAGCCACTTCAGGTCGAGACCGGCCTTCTTCTTGGCGGGAAACAGTGCATCAGATGCAAAGGGCATCGCGTTGGTAGGGTCATTCGTCCAATAGGCGGCAATCGCAGCCGGGGCAAAGACTTCCTTAAGATTCAGTGCCATGTTGTTTTACCTCCTATTAAGCGTTCACGCTGATGTTGTCACGGCAGAAGATGCCAGGAATGGCAGTCTTGAGCGCAGTAACCGCATCAGAATCATAGGTGAAGCCAGAGCTTGCGGCAGCCTTTTTGGTGTCGATAACGCCACGAATCAGCAGGGAAGCATTGGGGTTCTCTGCCGGGTCAACGTCATACAACAGAATGCCGTCTGCGGTGGCAGAAGTTGCCTTCTTGCCAGCCAGCGTCATGGGATAGCCAGCCTTAACCGCAGCAGCTTCGGTCACGGTAAAGGGGATGGCGGTGTAGTCATTGGAAGCAAGGATGGTATCGTTGATTCCGTTGACCGTGTTTCGGGTAAACTTCATGTTTTCCTCCTTGTTAATGGAAAGCACTCATTGCGTCACTCGATGCCTTAGAAGCATTTGCGTTCTGCTGTGCAAGGCTCTTAGCAAACGCCACGCCCTCACTGTCAGAACCGCCCTTGCCATCCGCACCCGGAGGTGTGGGCATATCCTTCAGCAGAGAAGCCTTGTATGCGGTGTCATGGGCGGTCATAAACTCCGACTGGAACTTAAACACCTTGTCCATGTCACCGTCAGCCAGTGCAGACGCAGCCTTGTTGGCAAGTTCAGCGTCATAACCCTGTGCAACGAACTTCTCACGGTAGGATGCAAGTGTCTTTTCCTTGACGAGGTTCTCCTTGTCGGCAGTCAGGGCTTCAATCTGCTTCTGCATCTCTGCCAGCTTGTCAGCCTGCTCCTGTGCGGCATTCTCGTCATCGGTACGTTTTGCCTTGAGCTGCTTCTTGTACTCAGCAGCTTCGCCATTGGCTTTTGTCACGGCGTTGCGCAGCTTCTCGACCTCTGCGCTAGGGTCTGCAACCTTTTCAAGCGCAGAAATAATTTCATCGGCGGTCATGCCCTCTTTGTAGGCATCACCAAGCAACATATTGAGTTTCATATCATTAATTTCCTCCTGCGTTTTTTTACCGTTGCTTCCCTGCAACGCTGCGAAATTTATATCCCGGCTTCCCTGCCGTGTTTATAGCAAAGGGTTATTCACCCTCTGTTTCTTTGTTTGCATTGTCAGCCTGTCTGTTAACCATTTTGTTAGCGTCAACAATATGGTCTGTCGGCTGTTTCTGCGGCTTCGGTGCTTTCCCATCTTCGCCCAGCTTGCCAGCGGCGATCAGGAAGGGCTTGCTCATCTCATAAGCAGCCTGCGGGTCAGGGAACAGACTGGGCGTAGTGAACGCCAGCTGCGGGTCAATGCTTTGACTAAGCATCTGCGCAAAAATCTGAACCTTGCTCTGCTGGTTGTCGTACTGGCGGCGTGGCAGTTTGATGTTGATGTCACTTGCCATCAGCTTAGAGCCAGCCGTATCACGCAGGATTTTCAGCATCACAGACAGGCTTTGGCGTTCAGCGTACTTGAACATATTCTCGTACTGCTGTGCCCTCGCTTCGGTGTGATTCCAGCCGTTACGAACGATGACCGCGCCCACGTTATCAGACGTTGCATTCTCGCTGCCAGTGGCACTAGGCATAGCAGTCAGACTGCGGTACACGTTCAACATGGAATCAATCAGAATCTGCGTTTGCTGCTGGTTCAGCTCGTTTGCAAGCTGTTTTACATCAGCAGCAAGTCCAGAAGTAGACTTGATTGACATTGCGCCCATAGCCTTGACAGCTTCCAGCGCTTCTTTATCAACAAGACAGTTAATAAAGACCATGATGGATTGGATAAACTGCTCTACGCCATCGAGACGATTGCTCTCCAAAAGATTGATGGCATCCAGCACAGGAATCGCCGGTTCAAATAGACCCATACGCTCCGGGTTCAGCTTGTATTCGACCATCGGCAACATTCCGAGAGAGTGATTCTCAGACTTTGTAACCTTGCCGTTGTCGATTTCAAAATACTGGTTCGGCG